ACCATTTAATTTGGAAGTAGAAGCTACGGAATATGCGAAAAATGTATTGTTATTAGGGATGGAAGGGAGAGTTGCTTCAATGATATTTACTGCTGCAAATTGGACAAGCACTTCTACACCATCAAATCTGTGGAATGATTATGCAGCATCTGACCCATTCTATGATATTCTTTATACTGCTGTATCAACAGTTAGAGGACTTATAGGGAGAGACCCCAATACAATGGTTATAGGAGCGCAGGTATGGGATATTCTAAGGACTCATCCTGACTTTCTAAGTAAACTTTCAAACAATGATAAAAGAATACTAACAGTAGATGCAACAGCAGCATTACTTGGATTTGATAAATTGCTTGTTGGAAAAGCAATAAAGGCAACTTCAGTAGAAGGCGCATCTACAACAACTATGGCTTATATATGGGGAAAACATTGTTGGATTGGTTATGTAGCTCCAAAACCAGGACTTAGAACTCCAACTGCTGCTTATATATTTAGTCATGGCCCCTCTGATTATGTAAAAAGCTGGAGAGAAGAGAATAAATCTCAGGATGTATATGAGGCATGGCATAGTGTAGATGAATATGTTGTAAGTGCAGATTGTGGTTACATGTTTGCGAATATTGTAGCTTAATCTGTTGCCTAAGTAAGTTATAACTTACGATGGTTAGAAGGAGAATAATATGGGAACAGAAAGAAAGAGAAGAAAATTAGTTCTAGATATACTAGATGTGCGTTCAACTCTTCAAATAGCTGGCACAACCAAAGTTACCTCTGCAAGTCCTAATATTGTCAGATCAACTGGAGCTAATATGATAATAGTTTCTGGTGGAGGACAAGTAGGAACAACCGGAAGTGGATATTTTAGCACCCCACTAACAAATGTTTTCCAAGTAATACCAGCAGGATCAGGAGCACCAAGTGCAGGTGTGACACCAGAAAAATATACATGGGCACCTGATTATTCTAATGCAGGTAGATTCTGGATATATCAAGTGCTTGCTTCTGGAGAGTTATATAAAGCTGGAACTACAAATGTATCTTATGTTGCATTTGGAAACTAGTAATTGGATTAGCATTGAAGCCCAGCCTGAACAACTGGGCTTCTTATTAAAATATAAATGAAAGGAAGGATTTATGGCAAAAAAACAGATTTTATGCTATTCCGATACTCCGACAGCTCCGACTGGTAGGGGTATTGTTATGAAAAACATAGCCGATTCGTTAGGGAAAGAATTTGATTTTACATTTTTTGGAATTAATGAATTTTATATTGATAATAGAAGTTTGGAATATTTTATTATACCAGCATTACCTAACCCCCACAATGATCCATTAGGGAGAGCTAAATTTTTTGAATATGCTATTAGAGCAAACTTTGATGTAATTTTTTTACAGATAGATATATTTGAATTAGGATTTATGCCTCAATTAATCAGAAGTTTACATGAACATTTAAAATATCCTGTTATTATTACTTATACAGCAATAGATGCACCAATATTAAGAGATTATGCTGACTATATAAGAGATGTAGATATAATTTTAGTTTATTCTGAATATGGATTTAAACAGATATTGAGAGTAGCACCCGAATTGAAGAAAAAAATGAAAATTATACCAATAGGCGTTAATCCTGATGAATATTATCCTATTATTAAAGACCAATTAACAGATTTTAAAGTTAATGTTTTGGGTGTAAATCCTGATTCTTATATAATAGGCAATATTAATCATCATAGTTATAGGAAAAACTTCCCAAGAACTCTACAATTTTATAACTTATTTGAAAAGAAATATGAAAGACCATCTGTCTTATATTTACATACGAGATTAAATGCTGATAATCCAATGGTGGATAGATGGGCAATGGGATATAACTTAGGGCAAATGTTAAACTGGTATGTATTGAAGCATGGCGTTATTAAATCACCGAATATTGAGGGTTTTAATCCATATCTTGTTACTACGGAACAAATGAATAAGATATATAATTGCCTTGACTTATTGATAACTACATCAACTGCTGAAGGGTTCTGGTTACCTAAATTATATGCTTTTGCAACAAAAACTCCCGTATTAATGCCTGACCATTCTGCTTTAAGCGAGACTCTAGAAAAAGCTGGAGTGCCGATTAAAATTCAGACTTATCATCATTTCCCTGGTAATGATGGCAGTGCAAGACCTATTGTTGATATAGATGACATGGTTGAAAAAGCTATAAATATTGCTGATGGTAAGCTAAACCCAAGAGTAGAAGAAGGCTTTAAATTAATATTAACAGATTTTCATATTATTAATGTTATGAAAGGATTTAGGGAAGTATTTAATATTGAAAAGATAAAACCTATTTTTGTAGTGCCTAAAATCACTAATGAAAACGATATATTATATGCCTTAGATGAAACCGCAGGAGATGTCTTGCTTGGGACTTCTGCAATACCAGGAGTTAAAGCTAAATTCCCTGAATCAAAATTGGTATACATGACTAAATCTATATACAAAGACATTTTGGAAGGTAACCCTGATATAGATGAAGTTGTAGATTGGAATGTTAATCTTTTAAATAAATATAAGAAAATGTATATGATACATGAACCTGTTTTGAGGGGAAATTGGGGAACTGCTGATGTTCCATTATATAGGATATATGCCGATATGCTGAATGTATCTTGGACTGAACCAAAAATATATCCCAAAATCGTTAATGATTTTAAATATGGTAACAAAGAATTCTTTGCAATCCATACATCGGGAGGACATCCTTTCCGTGTCTATAGTAGATTTGCAGAAGTTATAACACATTTTAAGAATATTCCTTTTGTTCAAGTTGGAGGTAATGGAGACATATATGCAGAAGGAGTATCTCTTGATTTAAGAGGGAAACTCTCTTTTAGAGAAACTGCTTTTATCCTGGCACAAGCAAAACTTGTAATCTGCATTGATTCATTTATATCGCATTGTGCCGCAAGTGTCGGCACTCAATCAGTAGTCCTTTATGGGACGGGTGCAGCACGAGTAACGCAACCTTATCGTATGACAATAGGGGTTGAACCAGACTATGTAAGGGTATGCCCTATTTTGGGTCCTTGTTTTGGTAATAGAATGGATTGCCGTCCGCCTTATTGCATTAACACTATTCCACCAGCGGATGTTATAAAAGCAATAAATTACGCATTAGAAAAAGGAGGTAATTAATGAATAAAAAAGTAACAATAGTAATACCACATGGACATACATGGAAATGGACACAAGTGGTTGTGTCAAGTTTTAAGAAAACTAAGAATAATGTTGATTATGATATTATGATTGTTAATAATTCGTCATGGCATAACAGTATTAGAGGAATAACTGAGACGAAATTAGGTGAAGGAGTAAAGGTAGTAGATAATTGGAAACCAAATAGATTCCATGCTTCAGCTTTAGATTGTGCAATAGAACTTATTGATACTGAATATATATTTACAGCAGAGACAGATAGTATGGCATGTAAAGATGGATGGCTTGATTGGTATCTTTCGTTCTTAGAAGGAGAGCAAAAGAATGTGGCAGTTGGCTATTATTGGGATGAAGGCGGATATGTGCATAATTATATTAATCCATCTGCAACATTATATAGAACTAAACCTGTACAAGAATTCAATAAACTTTGCATGGATAATCACGATTATACAATGTATTTTGGAGAAGGATTTAATCAGACAATGGATATAAGAGAAATGGATCAAAGTTACTTATCGTGGACTGGAGCATTTGCCGAGAAACGAGGATTTAAGCAAAAGACTGGTTCTGATAATGGTAGATTAAATGCAGGTTGGTATGAACCAGGGCAACAACTATATTATTGGCTTGAAGAACAAGGATATAATTTAATTAAAGCACCTGTAGATCATAGATACTTCCCATTTCCCGATCATGTGCCAGAAGGAACTTATTATGGAGGTTATGCAGATCCTTATTATATCCATTTTTGGGGTGGAACAAGAGCATGGGACAGAGTTAAACACGATGTAAATGATGGATTTGTCTTGAAATACGAGAATTTCTGGTGGGAAAGAGAAGATAGGATATGGAAGCAGGTTGTAGATGATGACATAAGGGGTAAGACCGAAAATTTGATATTAAAGTATCCAAATCAATTAAACAAGAGGATAGAGTGATTAATTCCAGTAGGGCAAGATAGAATGGAAAAATATCGTCATATGCGAGGCATTAATGGCTAATTATAAATGCTTATATCCTGATGGTAGTATTCAAGAAGGATTTGAGGCAGGTTTAAGAATGCATTATGAATTATTAAAAGAACAATCCCCTATTATACCTGATGAAATTAAACTACAAGAAAAAGAAAGTTGGCAAGATTTACCATTCTTATCAACGGTAGATGATTCTCTTATTAATGCTTATTATCCTGACCTTATTCATTATGAACAAAATACACCGAATATTTTAGAGAAAGGTAAGGCATTGGATAACAGATATTTTCAATCAGAAATAGAGTTATTCTGGCATCTTTCGTTAATGAAATACCCATCTGCTATTGCATATATGGCTGGCTTAGCAAAAGTGCAACCATATTCAATCTTAGAACTTGGTGTTGGTGGAGATAGTGGTATATCTACTTCGTTATTTCATTATTGGTGTAAAACACAAGGTGGCAAGCTGGATAGTGTTGATAGGCACCCATTAGGTAAAACATGGGTCAGGTATAAAGATGTTAGTTGGTGGACTTTTTGGCAAGGAGATGATATTGCAATGCTTAATTCAGGGAATTTATCCCTATATTATGAATTAATTTTTCTAGATACTATTCATACTTACGAACATACAAAAAAGGAAATAGCAATTTGTAGCAAGATGACTGATGCAATTATATTTGATGATGCAACTATTCCTGATATTAAACAAGCTTTAAATGAATTTTTAGAAAATAATCCTGAATGGATTAAGACAAAATTATGGGAAAACGATTTAATCGTATTAATAGAAAGGAGACCTTATGCAACACAAGATTGAAGCAATACAGTTAGAATTAACTAATGCTTGTGGTTTAGATTGTGCCGAATGTCCAAGACGGTATATGACAAGAAAAGTTGGAATGATGGATTTTGAACTTGCAAAACTTATAGCTTTAGAGACACTTAAATATAATTACTATGCAGGATTTAATCTTAATGGTTTAGGTGAGCCTTTATTATATTCATATTTACCAGAATTTATTGAATATTTATGTTCTCTTAAAAAGGATGTCCACTTTGATTTATTTACAGGTTTAGTTGCAGATCCTGAACAAATTAAAAGAGTTGTAAGGGTTATTAAAGATTCTAAATGTGATGTAACGCTTGCAATGACTTATCATCCCTTTAATTCTAAAGGTGAATTCCAGGAAGTGAAAATGGAATTAATGATAAAAAACTTTCTTGAATTATACCATGAACTTGGCAGCATAGAAAGAGTGCATAAGCATATAGCATTGATAAAAACAAAATATGTTCATAATGGAATTGAGAAAGAATTTGTTGAAAGATTCAGACAAATGTTACCCGATGATAATATTCATGTAATTAAGAATATGAATCCCTGGTTGGATTTAGTTAAAGAGATGGCTGGTGAAGATGGCTATGATACTGGATGTCTAACTCCATCGGTATGTGATTATCCATTCATACTTCCTCATGTTTTATGGGATGGAACTATATGTATATGTTGCACTGATGATGTTCAGGGGGAATGCACTTTTGGGAAAATAGAAAAAGAAGAGGATTTGACAAGAATATGGAATTGCGAAGCATTAACGAGAATCAGACATTTATTTAAAAATTCATTTGAATTTCCAGAAGGAATTGAATTACCAAAGCATTATTTAGGAGATGAAATTAAGTCACAAGAAAAAACTAAACAAATAATGGAGCCATGTAATAAATGCAACAGAACAGCTTGGCTGAGATTGTGAAAAGAGAGAATTTAAATTACTATGAATTCAATCATCCTTCTATTACAGAGGAGGAATATGGAGAGGATTATTTTGAGAGAGGGTTTGAAAAAGGCATTTCCTGTTTTTCTATGTATAGATGGTTACCTGAATTAACCACGCCTATGGCAATGGCTATGGTAGACCATCTTGGTATAAGAAGACAGGATAAAATTTTAGATTTTGGTTCGTCAAAAGGTTACTTAGTGAGAGCTTTTAGATTGATGCTATATAGGCAGGCTTGGGGATGCGATATATCTGAATATGCAATATCTCAAGTAGATAAAGAAATAAAACAATACTGTAGACTTTCTACAAAAAAAGACCCTATACCATTTGATGATATTGAACATTTTGAATATATTGTATCTAAAGATACATTAGAACATATACCAGAAGATAGAATAAATGAATTATTAAATCTAATGAGTGATAAAGGATATGTCTTATTTGCAATAATTCCATTGGGAGTTGGGAATACCTATAATGTCCCCGCATATAATATTGATAAAACACACAAAATAGCTAAACCTGCTATATGGTGGGCTGAATTATTTGAAAAAACAGGTTGGTTTATTGATGATTTCTCTTATTGTATTGAAGGTATAAAAGATTCATGGAATAATTGGAAATATGGCAATAGTTTCTTTACACTTACAAGTAAGAAACTTTACCAAAGGCATCATGATTTAAGGTGGAAACAACATTTAAGATGTATTTTGAAAATTAAGGAGGTGATTTTATGAGTGCAGGATATTTTGTTGTAACAGAAACCACCAAATGGTGTGGCGAAAAGAGAAAGGCTGGGGATGTAATATATATCAACCATCCTATTCTTTTAAATTTACTTAATGAAGATAAAGACAAATTTAGAAAGATAACTGATAATAAAACAGTTATCGCACTTGATAGTCAAGCAATTCCATTTATATTTAAAAAAAATATGTCTATTAGAGATAAAGAATATAAGAAATCGGATTTTATATTCTTTACTTATAAAACTCAAGCACGCTCTTTAAAAAAATTTCTTAGACAAGCTACTAATGATGAATATAGAGAATATTTATTGAAGTTAGTAGGCATTAATTTGGAAGATGGAGAAATATAATGTCTTATTGCACGTCAGGTGATGTTCAAGCTGTAAATAGTCAAATAGTTTTTACTTCTATTTCTCATCCTAACCAGAACGAAATAAATTCTATAATTTCACAGATTGCGGGGATTATTGATGCAAGATTATCGGCTGTAGGATTTACAGTTCCTGTTGGAACTGGTTATTCGGTTGCTTCTGGTATGCTATTAACTCTAAATGCAATAGGTGCAGCAGCATTAGTTGAGAATTCAAGAAGACTTGCTGTCTCTACGGCAGAAGGCGAACCACCAAATAGGTATTGGACAATATTTAACCAACAATTGAGTGCAATAGAGAAAAATCCACAAATACTTAATGATGCACCTCGTGCTTCATGGTCTCAAGGAGCTACTTCTTATGCTGTAGATAATCCAGATGATGATGATGACGCAGGTTTGCAAGTAGAAGAACATCTAAAACCTAAATTCAGGAAAGGGCAGGTATTCTAATGGGTGGTTATATAGATTTTAAAATCTCAGTTTTAGGGGATGTGCAATTTGAAAGAAATCTTGTTCAATTTTCTGAATCAATATCAGATTGGACTGAACCATTAAAAAAAGCTGGCGATATTTTCTATAGAGTAGAGAAAGAGCAATTTGATAGTCAGGGTGGATATTCGGGTGGATGGGTTGCACTTAGTCCGAGATATGCAATATGGAAAGCGAAGCACTATCCTGGACAACCTATTTTAGTTAGAAAAGGAGATTTAAGAGGAAGCTTAATAAAAAAAGGTAGCAAGGGATCTCTATATAAATTAACACCAACAAGACTTGAAATAGGAACTAATGTCCCATATGCAATCTATCATCAATCAACAGGTAAAAGAAGAAAACTACCTCGTAGACCTCCTGTAGATATTCCCGAAACAGTTATGGGAATTAAAGGAGAATGGATTGAATTGTTTAGGAAAAGGATTGTAGAAGAAAGAAGAAGAATATTTGGAGCAATGGGAACATGAATTTAATGGAGACGATTGTAAATCAGATTAAGACTTTATTGCAAAATAATATGTCTGCAAAATTGACTAGTCTCAATACTACATACGGAGATGGGATAATTTTAAGAGACATAGCTCATTATTATCTTAGTGAAAAACAAGAATATCCTGATTTCCCCTCCATAATTATTCTTGGTGATAGTGGAGAAACAATCATTCAAACATCCGATTGGTTGGAGGCAAATCAGAATGTAGTAATTTCAATAGTAGATGTTGATAGTGATGAAGAAGTAATAACAAAAAGAATATATAGATATATTAGGGCTATTCTTGAAATATTATGGACAGATGTTTCGTTGAATAGCACAGCATGGAATATAGATTTAAGAAGATGGGACTATTATCCACTTATGCGAAATAAAGCATTAGATGGTATCTTTGCTAAAGAAGGGCAAGTTGAGATAATAGTCAAAACGGAGGAGGTGTGAAATGGCGAAAGCAAGATATATAGGTTCTTTTTCTGTATATATGCCAAAGATTGGGAAAACACTTAATCATGGAGATATTATAGAAAATGGTAAAATTGCAGATTGGGAAATAGAAGAAAGGGCTGATTTAGAAAAAGTTATAGAAGAAGAGCCAAAAGTAATAATAAAAGAAAAAAATCCTATTATTAGCGAATCTATTATTAGTGAATCTACTATTAGTGAATCTATTATTAGTGAATCTATAAAGGATATGAAGAAAGGAGGTAAGTAAACATGGCTATTTCAACTGGAAAAGGATATATAGCAGTTGGCAAGCAAACATCTAAAGCAACTGCTGTAACTCCTAATAAATTTGTAAAATACGATGGAGCTGATACTATAGAAACTACTCAAGAAATTGGGAAATTCAGGGAAGGTGGAGATGTAAGAGATATTGGAAGTTCATTAAAGCAATTTCAGAAATATGATGGAGGATTTACTTTCAAGGCAAGACCCGATATGTCTGGATTCTTTGTTGCTGCTGCTCTTGGTAATGCAACAATTGCTGGCTCAAGTTCTCCCTGGTCTCATACAGTATCAGGTGCAGAAACTTTACCCTGGCTATCTGTGGAAAAGAATATCAATAATCAGATTATAGAAAGATTACAGGATTGTAAGGTCAATAGTTTTGAAATATCAGCAGAGGCAAGCCAACCTGTAAAATGCAATGTCAATCTTATGGGTATCTCTGCTTCTGGAAGAACGCAAGTTCTTAGCGATACTTATGAGACAGATAATCCCTGGATATTCTATCAAGGAGCTTTTACAATAGATGGAGTTCCTGATAATAAAATACAGAAATTTTCTCTAAGAATAAATAATAATCTTCAAGAAGTATTTACTGACGATATATGCCGAAATGATATTTTGGAAGGTAATAGAGATATAGAACTTGACTTTACACTTGTCTATAATAATCAAAATAAATTCAATCAGATATATTATGGTGGATCAGCAGGCGTTAATCCTGCTGAAGTAGTAGCAAGTGGTAGTTTTGATGTTACACTAAGTTATGGAGCAGGTAGTGGTGTGAGGTCAATGAGGTTTGTAATAAATAAACTTGTGTATGTAAATTCACCAGTCCATTTAGACCCCGATATTAAAGTTCTAACTCAAGATTTTGTCGGATTTGCTCAGGGTGCGAGTCCAATAACATTCACAATACAGAATGCAACAGATTCAGCATACTAAAAGGAGGTTATATGAAAGTATTAGATTTAGATTTGTTACTTCCAAAAGATGCTGAGATTATATGGCAGGGCAAGACTTGGTTCTTGCCTGCCGACCTTCCTTCAAAACAAGCTCTTGTTGTAATATCATTACAAGAGGAACTAACAAGAGGGAAAATCTCGGCATATAGGGAAGTAATAAAATTATATACAGAATTATTAAAAATAAAGAATACATTAGGGAATAACGAGATAGAAAAGAAAATGATGTATAAGGGAGGTTTTTTCAAACTTATTCCTTTTGTCTTTGTTGATCTTCTCACAGAAGGAGGTAAAAAATCCCTTAATCTTGATGAAACTACTTATGAAGATGTTGAGATAAAATTGCATGGCAAAAATCTAATATTACCAGGAGATTTAATAGTTACTCATGCTTTTGCAATTATGGAAGCTGGGGAACAGTTAGCTAGCGGTAATAAGCAAGAAGCATATAAACAGATTATAAATTCATTAGAAGAAATAATCAAGATTAAAAATGAAGGTATCAAGACTGGCGTTTTGGCTGATTTAAGTTTTAAACAATTAATGGAATTAATTGTTTTTGTTTCTAAAGAAATTCTTGGCGGAATAACAACTGAAGATGAAGATATTGAAAAAAAAACTTTAACGGAGATGGAGAAGAACAAGGAGATATAACTATTCTTCCTTTGTTCTTAGCTATGATAAATGAAGGATTTACACACGAAGAATTAATGCACATGGGATGGAAAACTTTTAATGGTTATCTAAAAGCTATTGCAAGTAGAAATATGAGAGAACAAAGAGAAGTAGAAAGACAGCAATTAAGACAAAAAGCAAGGAGTATGATACTAAATTAAGTGGCTACTGAATCTATAAAAATTGTAATAGAAGCATCAGCAGCACAAGCTAAGGCAGTATTGGAAAGTCTATCTTCTACTATGAAGACTACTATGGGTGGTATGGCTACTGCAACTAGACCAATGGTGAATGCAACACAAAGTCTTACTACTGCAACTACGCAAGCATCAAAAGCTACTCAAGAACATAGTGGGCATATGGGTGCTTTCAGGAAATCTACAGTTCTTGCAATTGTAGAAATGATGGCTTTGTATTCAATAATGCGATTGACAATTGGAGGCATTAAAACTCTATTTACCGATGCTTTCAATGCTGTAGAAGATTATAGAATGGCTATCATTAAAATCTCTGCTTTATACACTACTTTTTCAGAAAAGAGTAAATTTGATCTTGCTGGTGCTTATAAAGAAGCTTCTACCTATGCCAAAGATTTAGTAAGTTTTCTTGAAGTAATTGACAAAAGAATGCTAACAAATATTACGGAAGCCTTATCTATGGTAGAAGTAATGTCTGCTTATGGCATTACACTTGATATGAACAATAAAAAGGCAGTGGAAGGTTTTATTAGTGTTGGTAATGCTGTAAAAACAGTTTCTGCACAATATCAAAATGCAGGAGTTCAAATAAGACAGGAATTAAGAGGACTCTTTACAGGGCAAACACGAGAAGTGGATCAGTTAGCTAAAATGGTTGACCAAAGACTTGGAGGTTCTTTAAAAGAGAACATTAAACAATGGAGAGAAGCAGGCACATTATGGGAAAATTTAGGAAAATTATTAGAAGGTTTTGGGGCTGCCTCTAAAGATTTTGAAAATACATGGGAAGCTATTGGGTCTTCTTTGAAGACTTTATATACCAAAACTTTAAGACAATTATTTGTTCCTACATTTGAATTAATTTTAGAGAAGACAAAAGAGATAAATGAATATTTTGAAAGCATACAAGGAGCAAGATGGCTAGATGAATTAAGTGTGAAATTAGAAAATACGGCTACCTCAATTGCAAATTTTGGAGCAACGATTTGGGAGAATAGACAAGTTTATATGGATTGGCTAACAGCATTGAAATCTTTTGCAGGTATTGTTGATACTTTTATAATAACTCCTCTTGCTTTCTTTGCGGATAAACTTGCATGGCTTGCAAGTGCAATAGTAGATGTCTGGAATAAATGGAAAGGATTTGTTGATGATATAGAAAGCAAACCTTTATTCAAAGAAGATGATAAGGGAATAGAAATATTGCACAATATTATAACCAAAATAAAGGAATTTATAGGAATTGCTCCAAATATGGATAAAGCTATGGCGTTTATGGAACAACGCACTAAAAAAGGGCTTATTCCTGCTTTGCAGGCTGCGGCAGAAGCAGCAGAAAAAACAGATAAAAAATTTAAAGAACTTTGGGGATCAGCTTTTTATGCAAAACCTCCTAAGATGGGTGCAATAATTGATGAAGAAGAAGCAAAGAAAGTAAAGGCATTATTGGAAAAACAGGCTAAGGCTGCAGAAGAATATCTCAAAAAATATGCAATGGACAATGCTGATTTACATGAGAAATTAGCATTACAAAGAAATGAAGATTTAAAGAAAGTTGGCAATAATGCGAAAGCAAAAGAAGCTATCTGGGCAACATATTACAAAAAAGTTAATGATCTTGATCAAAATTTTCATATGTCTATTGATATAAGTGATAGATTTTCTATTGTGAAATTACAAGATACTCTTGATGAATCAGTCAATCGTTTTTCTGTAAGCAAAGAAAAGATGAAAGAAATTAGCGAGAAAACAGATTTTTCTATAACAGGACATACAGCAAATTTACAATTGCAAGTTGACCAGACTTTATATGATAGTGCTATAGACTTATCGCAAAAATTATTGGATGAAAAAATAGATAAATTAAATAAAAATAGAGAAATTAATATGGCTACAAACCTTGAAATACTTAAATCCGATAAAGCTACAGCAGGAGAAAAAATGAAAGCAATGGAAGAATTAAATCAAAATTTAAATTCTTCTAATATGAATCTTATGCAATCGTTTAAACTAGGCTGGAAAAGTGCAGAAGAAAACTGGCATTCTACTACACTACTGATGGCTGAAATGGGCTATGATTTTGCTGATAAGACAAGGGACTATATAGGTAATTATTTGTTTGAAGGGTTAAAAGGGCATATGAGAAGTTTTTCAGACTTCTGGACTGGATTTTGGAAGATGTTAAGAGATATATTCCTTAAAACAATAGCTCAAATGGTAGCAGATGCTATCATGTTGAAAATAGGATTACAAGATATTATAGGTAGTGTTCTTGGAGCTATAGGTCTTGGTGGTGGCGGCGGCGGAGGAACTGCAAAAAATATAGTGAGTGTAGCAGCAGGGGCATTATTACCAAAAATATCTCTTGGTGGTGAAGGTGGCGGGGTAAGTATAGGGGGAGCTGGAGCAGGTGCTGGTTTATTTGGAGGAAATCTTGTTGATATTGCATATTCTGTAGCAGATGCAGTTTCTTCATTAGGTATTGGAGCGGTTAGTGATGCCGCTTATGCAATCGCAGATCAATTAGCAATAGTTGAGGAATCTCTTGGAGCTTCGCTTGGTGGTCTTGTAACTGCTGGGGGATTGGGATTTATAGGTGGAAATATAATAAGTAAGTTATTTGGGAAAAGGGGACCTGCTGGAGGTATTGGCGGAGCAACAGGAGCTATGGCAGGAATGGCTATTGGGGGACCCATAGGAGCAATTCTAGGTGGTATAGGCGGTTCATTATTAGGAGCATTAGGATTTGGCAAAAACGCACCTTCTGTTTTTGAAGGACTTGGAATAAAAGCAACGGATGAGTCTAGAGGCATCCAAGCATTAGACGCTTCTATTAGAGCATTAGTAGATGGCTCTTTAGGTGATTTTAAAGTGGGATTAACAGTTATTGCAGAAGCTCTTGACGATACTATTAATAGAGTTAATTATGGAAAAGTAAATTTTGGAGAATTTGAAGGAGTAATGCAGACAGTCGGCTCAGCTTCAGAACGGTATCTTAATATATTAAAAGAACAAACTCCTACCTCAGATATGGCTAATGCCTCAGCAAAACAATTAATAGCTTCTATTGTTGTGATGGCTGCACAAACACAAAATGCTACGGGAGTTACATTAGAATATAGAACTAAATTGATGGATATGGCT